TCGGACCACAAAGTATCCTCGAGCTCGATCAGCTTCGTCCGTCACCTCGTACGTCACAATCCTCCCGTCCGGGTGATCCGCGTAGAAGCGTTGAATACGATCGTCGACCGTTTCGTAATCGTCTAGGTTGTATCTCATTTCTCTCCCTCTTTCTCTTCCATTTCTTCGAGGAGCCTATCGGCGACCGCCGACAACTTCTCGATTTCTTTGTCGTCCCGTTCGATCCAAAATGTTTTCGGCTCGAACCAAGCGGGGACGAGCACGCCGTCGACTTCTTCTCGGAGAACCCAAGCGAAGAGACAAGCCTCCGCTCCCGTTACCAAGAGTTGCCATTGGACTTGCCGCCGATAACGGATCGGGATTGACCCGTCTCCCCAATCTTGGCCGGTCGTCTTGACCTCCGAGATCTTGATGTGATCCAAAGACAACCCGTCCGGAGTGGCGAGATAGTGGTCGCTCACAGCCGAAGAGATCAACCACTCGTTCGGGAAGATCTCGAAGTTCTCCTTCACCCACAACGAGATCCAACCCTCGTTCTCCCGGCCAAACCTCATATACGGGTTGTCCTCAATCTCGACGGGTTCCCGGATCTCTTGGACAGCTTCAGCGAAACCCTTCGGCGTTGCCGCGTGAGCCACTTGAGTCGCCGTCACTCCGTCTCTCCGCTCCGCTTTCCAACCGAACGGATCGAGAGCCTTATTCGCGACGAACCTATTGCTCCCAATCATTGACAAGCTCCTCGAATCGTTTTTGAACGTAGTATCCAACGTCTTCGAGAGTTCCAATCCGCTCCGAGGAGAGAACGTCCTCCCCGTCGTAAAGTTCCATTTCCCAACCGTCGCCGTAAGCGAAGATCCGGACAGAGAACTCTCGAGCGAGACAAGAAGTCCCGTCCGGGAGAATCGACTTCCTCATAAGCTCTTCTCCCATACAATCGCCGCGCGACCCGAGTCGAGAACAACTCGGCGACCCGAATCCCGGACCAACCCTTGACGGACAAGCTCCGACCGTCGAGTCCTGAGACCGCTCTCCGAGGCTTTTGGCGCTCTTTTGAAGTTTCGATACGCTTCAACGAGTTCCACGTCCGTACGCGGCCGTCTGAGCGCTCTCAAGACGTAATCTTGAGTCGCGGTGACTTCCCGGACGCTCTCAGCGGCGTCGTGACTCGTTTTCGGATCCGTCGTCCGAGCTCTAGGCGTCCTCATCGTTCGTCTCCTCCACTGTCCACGCGGTCGCTTCCGTCAACCGACGAGCCAACTCGCGAGCCTCGTCCCGACCTAACCAAAGATCTCCGCCGGCGATCGCCCAAGGATCTCCCGTCGGAGCGACGAGGAGCTTCTCTCCCGATTCTCTAATTGTGAACACGTTCGTCCTTCCCTTCTCTCCGCGGCTTCACCGCAATGTTGTAGCTTGCCCAAGCGAGCAAACCGAGACCGATCAAAGTCGACCCGTTGACGACGGCGAGCGGATTGACGATCCCCGGAGTCAACGTGAAGACGGCTCCCGCCGCGAACACTAACCACCAGATCCTCATATCGTCACCACCAACCAAACCGACAGACCAAACACAAGGAGCCAACCGACGAACGTCATCGTTATCAAGAGTCTCCAGTCTTGTAACCCGACGACGATCGTCCTCGTCTTCTTGTAGGTTGCTCGACGTCGACGTTGACGTTGCTCAACGACGACTCGATCCGGTTCTTCAACCTGTAAACCTATTTCCAGGTTTTTCCAGTAACCCATTTTTTTCTCCCTCCGTGAGTTGCCTTCGAGTTGGAGTCTAGCGCTAACCTCCGACAAGTCAACCAACAAGACGCGCCGGCGTTTCGACCTAAACTTGACGCGCTCGAGTTTCCAACTAGACTCTCCACAGCAACGAGAGAAGGGAGAAAGAATGACAACAACTCTGAACGCGCAACACTCCGACCGGGAGTGGAAGATCCTCGTGAAACGCGGGGACGAAGAGAAAGAGCTCGTTACCACGATGGGCTCGGAACAAGCCGCCGAGTCAATGGTGAACAACCTTCGAGGTGTTTACGGGAGCTCGGCCGAGATAATCAAGAAGGAGATAAAGTGAACGCTCGAATCATTGAATGGAGAACCCCGGAGCCGCCGAAAGCCGGGCAACGAGGGAAGTGGAACGCGGAATACGCGCGCGTCGCCGAGAACCTGCGATTGAACCCGGAAAGATGGGCGCTAATCGCAACCGACGCGAACGTCAACCTCGCCGAGATAATCAAGAAGGGGAGGAACCAATACTTCCGACCGGCCGGATCGTTCGAGGCGACAGTTCGCGGGACCAAGAAAGTCGACGGCAAATACTTGGCGTCGGAGACTTACGCTCGATACGTCGGGAAAGACTAGCCGTTGACGATTGAAACGATTTCGATCCCGATCGAACATTGGGCTCAAGAGCGACGCCTAGCGATTGAAGAAGTCGAGAAGCTCACCGTTAAGTTGAAGATCTCGGCCAAGAGAGAGCAAGAGAAGGGAGAGTCAATACCCAACATTGCGAAGAGAGCGGGAGTGACGAAGAAGACAATGTACGATTGGCTTCGTTAGTCTCAGCTCCGGGACGGTCGTCGACTTGAGTCGGCGGCCGTTTCGTTTTCCCAATCGGTTCCGTTATCACATTTGATAAGTGTTGGTTATCACGTCTCTTACCAACGCTTGATGCGCACCGCGCATAGGAAACTAGGTGCTGAACGACAGTGGAGAACGTCACAATTTTGATACGGTTTTGTGACACAAAATATCGTGGCGGAACTATATTCGTGGAACGGCGGAGAATCGAACTCCGGTCCGACCAGACTCCGCGAGCGGTCTTCTCTGGCCGTCGAACCCTTCCCGTCCCCAACCCGAGAAAGACGAACGGCCGCCGGGAGAGAGATCCGGCGGCCGTTCTCCTATCAAGGGAAGAGAGTCTCTAGCCTATCACTGGCACGACTCACACAACAAGTCTTCCATCGGATCGACCGGAACCCGATACTCGCCGGACGATCCTTCTTCGTTCACTCGCTCCCCTTCGCGTCGTAACGGAGAACCGACGTCAACAACGACATCACTCCAGCCAGAGCCGCGACCGATCCAACGTTGAGCCAATCAACCTCGAAAATCCCCGCAACACCCACGCCGATCGTCGCGAGCGCGGTCTGAGCGATTGTCTTCACAGCGCGCTCACCCGCGTAACTCCAATACTTCAACCACTTATCCATCTGTGTTCCCTTCGTCGATTCTCGAGAGCCGCACGTCTTCAGCGACCGCGCCTCCAATATAAGCCGAAGCGATCAACGTAATCAACGCCACTCCTCCGGCGATTAGGTCGCCAGCTCCCATTCTATCCTGGAAGACGGCCAAGATCCCGGAGACTACAAGGAGTGTCCCCGTTCCCACGCTCGTCCAAACTACGCGCCGCCTAATCGTCCAAGACGGCTTCATCACGGCAACAACCCGAGGAGCAACGGGACGACGGCGAAGATGAAGCTCAACACGCCGACAGCTTGCCAAACTCTCATCTCAAGCTTCCGGAGACGGTGCTCGTGATCCTCGAGTCGGCCCTTCACGTCCTTCTCCAGCTCGACGAGTTGGTCCGAGATTGTCGGAAGTTGTGTCGTCAACTTCTCGAGCATACTCTGGATTTTTTGCACTTGTGTATATAACTCCTTCATAGTGATCCGAGTCGACGATTCTTCCGCCATTAGCGCACCGCCCTCCGGATCCGGTTGAAACCTCGAGCCAACGCCGCCGACGGCAACCACTTAGGCTTCGGACGGACGGGTTCCGGTTTCACAACTATCTCCTCGACGGGTTCGGGATCCACAGCAGGCTCCACAACAATCTCTTCTCTTCCAAGATACCCGACCGGATCAACCGTGTCTCCCCACTTTCTCGAGCGCCTAACTTCCCAATGTAGGTGCGGGCCGGTCGACGAGCCGGAGTTCCCGGATCGAGCGATCGGATCCCCGCGCTTCACTTTGGTCCCCTTCGGCAAGTGCGACGGCTTCTCCAAGTGGTAGTAAACCGTGAAGAGATCCTCGGAGTGTCGGACGATCAAAGTGAACCCGCCGGACGCTCCCGCTCCGTGGTGAACAATCTCACCGGCGGCGGGAGCGACGAGAACGGTCCCGACCGGGATAGCAACGTCGACGCCGTGATGAAACTTCCGCCGCTTAGTTATCGGGTGAACCCGCCAACCATACGGGGATCCGGCGTTGATCGAATAGCCTTCCGGCCAAGGTTGCGAGAGCTTCACGAGTTAAACCTGAACTAGGCGGCAGAAGTGATTACAGCACTCTACGCCGCAAGGTCCCGAGCAGTCGTGTCGGGTTTCGCAGTAAGGGCACTTACGATCCGTCATCGACGAACTCCCAATCTCCGAGCTCCTCGTTCCAAGAATAGGATCCGCCGTCGTCGGGATAGGGGAGCGGAGCTTCCCACAAGCAAGTCGACTCGTTGAGAACCCAACTCTCGAACGGCTTCGGCGGGACGAAAGCGTCGCGCTCGGGATCGTAAGTGAAACCGATACCCGCATAGTTGAACCGGAGTGCCTTATTCTGGTCATCAGAAGGCAAACCGTCCGTATAGTGAACACCGCCACGAGTGTTGTAGCTGGTTTGCTTATACACGTCACCAGTGCGCGCGGTCAGTTCAGCTTCCAGGCCGTCATCTTCTTGCCTGCCCACCGTCACGAAAGTAACAATGTTGTTTTCATCAAGTTTTGCGAAGTGTGCCATTAGCTTATTGTCACCGTTTCTGAAGTCGTGCTAGTAGCCGTCACAGTATAAACGCGATTAGAACCAACCACAGCGCTTGTCTGTGT